TTACACCGCGCGGGGCGGCAGAAGCTCTGTCAGATGCAGGGCCAGCAGCACCGACCCGCCCGAAAAACTGCCTGCATCGGCACTGATTTCCATATCCGTTTCCGCATAGTAGGCCAGCGGTGAACCGGTCAGCCCCCGCGCCCAACTGCCGGCCCCGAGCCCCATGCCCGCGCCATAGCGGTCCGCGCTGCCCGCCACGCCGAGCGACCAACTCGCCACGCCCGATCCGGTGATCTCGCCCGTGACCCGCGCGGTGACACCGGTCACGAGCGCGCCCGCCGGTATCGCCGCTGCCACGGTCGAGACCGCGCCCGCGCCGATCGCATGGCTGATGCTCAGGACCCGGCTCACTGTCGCAGCCCCGCTCCCGTCGGGGGCAAGCGCCACCGCGCCCGCGATCCAGCCTGTCCCGTCGTACCGCCGCAACAGGCCGGCCTGCAGGTCCCAGGCCGACCATCCGGTGCCTGGCACCAGCTGCTCCCAGCCCCCGTTCGACCAGAGCGCGAGCATCCCGTCCCAGCCCGCCCAGTCGCCGCCTGCGCCTTCGCCGACGATCCAGACCGCGCCGTCTGCGGCGGCCCCGGGCGGCGTTGCTGCCTCGCCTTCTGCCACCATCTGCACCAGCGCATCGAGCCGCGACAGGCCTGCATTGACCGTCACATGTTTCTGCGTCTGTGCGCCTGCCAGATAGGGCAGACCCAGCCGTGCACTCTCAGCCATCAAATTCGCTCCCTTGCTCCGGCCCCGTCCCCCAAAGGGCGGAAACCTGCGCCACATCCCAGTGAAACCCGCCCGTCACGCCATCGACCGCCCGCATCGCTGCGTCATAGGTGAAATCCGGCTGCTCGGGCGCGGCATCGCGCACCACCTGCCCGCCCTGCCAGATCCGCACACGGTAAAGCTCGCGATCCTCCGACAGGGGCACATCCGCCGCAGCCCAGCCGTCACCGCCGACCCGCGTCCGCCGCACCCATGACAGATGGACACCGCCCGCCCCGTCCGGCCGCGCCGCCAGATGGACCGGGCGGTAGGGCCGCAGCCCCACGCCCTGCACCTCCCCCGCGAGCCCGATATAGGCGTCATGGTCATAGGGCAGCCCGGCGGGTCCAACCCGCACCATACGGGCGCTCCCCAGCGCCGCCGGCGGCAGATCAAGCGGCCGCGCCGCGCCGTCCAGCAACAGGAAATCCGCGCCTGCGCCATAGGTCCGCATCACCGCGTCCGTGCCCGCCTGCCCCCGCAACAGACCGGATATCTGCCACAGGTCCGGCGCCACCAGCACCGCCTCGCGGAACTGGATCACCTCCCAGGCGTCGCTGCCACCCGCCCGCAACGCCGCCGCATTGGCCCCGGCCAGGACATCCTCGGCCGTCCGCGACGAAAGGGTCCCACGCACAAGGTGCACCTGAAAGCCCGCCCCGCCCTGCCAGCGGTCCGCCGCCGCAGCGTCGAGACCGGTCGTCAACTGTCCGGCCGTGGCCGGCGCATCAAGGATCGCCGCGCGCGCAAATCCGGTGTCGGACGGCGACTGCCAGACCGCGACCGGACCCGGCCAGGGCACCGCCGTCGCGGCAACATAGGGCGCATGGGGCGGCTCGTCGCCGGCCAGAAGCGGCAGGTCGAGCCAGAGCGCATGGACAGGCACCGGCTGCACCGGCGCGGGTCGCCCGACCACCTCCAGCGCCGGTGTCTCGGCGCGGAAACTTGCCGGATCGATCCGCATGGCCTCCAGTTCGAGCCGGTCCGTGACCGTGACCCGGTCGATCCGGAACCGCATCGGTGTGCCGCCCAACTTAGTCTGGAGCACATCACCCGCATCGAGGCCCAGCCGCGACAGGGGCAGCGCACAGCTGAGCGTGTCGCGCCCGGCCTGTACCGCCGCCAGCCAGCCCCGCACCACGGCTTCGGCCTCCCATCCCGACAGGGCTACCGGCAGGTCGCGGGCCGCTGCCCGTGCCTCTGCCGCCTGCACATCGGGCAAAGCCGCCCGCGCGGCCCCCGCCTGATAATCCCGGTCGGGATCGACGAAAGTCAGGTCCACCGCTGCCGGTGTCTCGCCCTCGGGCTGGCGCACCAGATCGAAATCGAGCGTGTCGCCTTCGCCTTCGACCAGCCCGTCGCGCGACAGCGCGTCATCGGCCCGCCCGTCGCGCGAGCGGAACCGCAACCGGCCGCCAGCTTCATGCGCCTCGAACCGGTGGGCCTGCATCAACGCCTGCAACCGCGCCCGACCGCTCAGCCCCTGACTGTCGAGCGTCCCGCGCAGCCGTCCGTGAAGCCCCGACGTGTCCACCGCATGCAGCCCCGCCTCGGCGCAGATCTCGCGCACCGCCTGCCGCAGATCGACCATCTCCGAGCGTCCGTTCAGCCAGTGGCCGGTCAGATGGTTCGCCCCGTCCGACCAGCTGTCCAGCTGGCGCGGAAAATCCGGATAGGGCCGCGCATCCCACGCCCAGACATGGGCCTGCGACAGGTCGATCATCGGGCCGCCATAGGTCTGCGACACCGGATTCCGCCCCGGCGCCGCCCAATAGGACAGGACAGCCTGCAAGGCCGCCGCCTGCACCAGCGGATCCGGCCCCCCGCGCGAAAAATGCGGAAGCGCAGATTCCGAACTGGCCGGATCGACGAACAGATTCGGCTGGTTCGCGCCCTTGTCCACCGCCGGGCAGCCCAGTTCGGTGAAGATGATCGGCTTCATGCCCGGCAGCCAGCCGGTCGGCGCGGATGCCCGCTCCCCCCCGATCCGCTCGAAATGCAGCTTGCCCCACCAGCTGCGCAAATCCTTGTACCGGAAGACCCAGGGCTCGCCATGCGCCCCATCCGTGATCGGCACCCGCTCCTGCGCCAGCCGCGCGGTCTCGGACGGGTAATACCAGTCGAACCCCTCGCCGCCCTCTATGTTGGCCTGCAGATAGACCGGATCGGACCCGTGCCGCCACCTTTCGTCGGCATGATCCTCCCCGTCGCGCCAGTCCGACAGCGGCATGTAATTGTCGATCGCCACCGCATCGATCACCGGATCAGACCAGAGCGGATCGAGATGGAACCGCACATCGCCCGACCCGTCCTGCGGCTGGTGGCCGAAATATTCCGACCAGTCCGCCGCATAGGTCAGCTTCACCCCCGACCCGAGGATCGCGCGTATGTCCGCCGCCAGCTGCCGCAAAGCGGCGACCGCCGGATAGTGGCCGCCCGCCCCGCGGATCTGCGTCAGCCCGCGCAACTCGCTGCCGATGCAGAACATCTCCACACCGCCCGCCATCGCGACGAGATGGGCATAGTGCAATAGGCACCGCCTGTAGCTCCATTCCGGCGGCCCGGTATAGACCGGCGCATCGCCCGTCAGATCGAAATCCGACGCCTGCGCGCTGCCGAAAAATGCCGCCACCTCTGCATCGGCTTGCGCCGTCCCGTCCGGCGAACCGGCCTGCCCGGGCGCGGCTGACAGGGTGATCCGCCCGCGCCACGGCACAGAAGGCTGCTCGGATCCCGGCGCATGGGGATTGTCGCGCCCGTTGCCGGACTGGATGTCCATCAGGATGAACGGATAGAAGGTGACAGCCTGTCCCCGCCCCTTCAACTCGGCAATCGCCTGCAGGACGGACCTGTCGGACGGGGTGCCGCCAAAAGCGGGCCGCCCGTCCACCTGCGACACGATCTTCGCCGCGTCACGGCCAACGCCGCCGACGGACCAGGGATCGGCGCCGCCGGCCACCGCGGCATTTTCCGCCGCCGGTTCCAGCCGGCATGTCCCGCAGCGCAGATCGTCCCCGAACCAGCTCACCACCAGCGACACCGAGCGGCATCGCGGCAGGTCCGCCTCCAACTGGTCGAGCGACACGATCAGATCCGGCCGCCCGTCCCGGCTGTGCACATTTGCCAGCCGCGAGCGCCCCGGACCCTGATGCACCCGCACCCGGTCTGTCGACAGGGCATGTTCCCCCGACCCCGGGATCAGGGCAACGCCCTGAACCAGATCGGCCAGATCATCGAACTCGGCCGTCCCGGCCGGGACTCGCGGCCGGCGGAAAACCTCGACGGAGATCTGCGGAATCCGGTTGCCATAGTCACCGAGCGCGAATTCCTCGAACACCAGATAGGCCGTATCGCGATAGGCGGGCGCATCCGCGCCCTCGACCGCCGCAATGAGCGGGTCCGGCATCTGGTCGGCCGTTCCGCGATACAGCCGCCAGGTGACACCTTCGAGGCTGATCTCCTCCCCGTCGGCCCAGATCCGGCCGATCCGGCTCACCTCGCCCTCGCACAGCGCCAGCGCGAAGCTGATCGTGTAGCTGTAGCGCTCCACTGTGGCGCTCGGGCCGCCGCCCTTGCCCCCGCTGCGCGTGACCGACACATGCTCGCGAAACCGGCTCGACCAGATCAGGTGCCCGCCGACGCGCATCGCGCCCTGCACCCGCGCCAAGGGCGTGCCCTCGCCCGCCCCCATGATCCGCAGCCGCTCCTGCCGCCCGATCTCGACAGGGTCCGACCCCTGTCCCAGCACGCGCTGGTCGATCACGGCGCCAAGCGTCGCACCGATCGCACGCCCGATCACAGCCGCGGGCAACCCAAGGAGGCTGCCGCCGATCGATCCCCCGATCGCCCCGCCGATCGCTCCGAGCACAAGTGTCGCCATCAGTTCGCCTCCAAAGGCAGCCGGTATCGCGCCACCACCCGCCGGACCCAGGCAGGACCCAGCGGCACCTCGACCACGCCGCGCGGCTCATGGGCATGGATAAGCGTCGCCACCCTGTCCCGCGCCGCCGCGATGCCCAGATGTTTCGCCACCGCCCCGTCCCGCATCGCAAAGAGCAGCACATCCCCGGGCCGGACCACCGCGCCGTCCGCGCGCTGCAAATAGCGCTCCGCCGCGGACCGGAGCCGGTCCCGCCGCGCCACCTCGTCCCAGTCGGGCGTATAGGCCGGCACGGACACCGGCAGCGGTCCGACAAGCTCCCGCCACAGCCCGATCACCAGCCCCAGACAATCCGTGCCCGCACCCTTGCAGGCGCTCTGGTGCCGATAGGGCGTCCCGATCCAATCCCGCGCTGCCGCCACAACGCGCGCGCCGGCATCGTCCCTGAAGGTGCCCATCTCAGCGCCGTCCGCCATCATGCCGCCCGCCGGGCTTTGGATAGGTCACCAGCCAATCCTCGCCCGGCACATGCGGAAAGCCGCGATAGCTCATGTAATTGTTGAATTTTTCACGACAGGTCTCTGCCCTCTTGTCGCAACCGGCGATCAGTGTTCCGGTGTCTCCGGCCGCCACCGGACGGACCGGCGATCCGCGCAACTCGACGCGCCGGCGTTCGCCGCCCTGCGCATCGCGCCGCAAGCGCGCGGCACTCCCCGCATTGCCGCCGCCCGACCAGATGAGCTGCCCGTCGGCGAACCAGCCGTCGGGATAGCTGCCAGCCATCTCCAACTCCAGCCCGACCTCGGCCGACACGCTCACAACGGTCACGAAGGCGCGGAACGCCGCATCCTCAAGATCGACGCCGCAGGCCGTCTCGCCCAGCGCCAGCGGACAGGCCGGTCCGATCCGCCGCCCGGTCTCCGCGGCCAGCGCATCCGACAGGCCGCGCAGTTCCGCGTCGAACCGGTCCGGTCCCTGCCGGATCTCGCCCAGATGGCCGGAGAACAGCTGAAACCTGAGCTCCGGATCGCGCCAGTCCACGAGCCACTGCTCCACCGCCGCCTCGTCGAAGAGCCCGAGCGCGATCTCCTCCCCCGACAGGCTGTCATGGCGCAGCACGCCCGACACCGCCGCCGTGTCGACGCTCAAGCCCCCGCTCCATTCCACCGCGCCTGGCAACAGACCCGATGCCGCGCGGCAAACCACATCGCCCACGACCAGATCGCCGTCATGGTCGGTGAATCCGAACCGCTGCCCGTCCTTCCGCGTCAGCACCCATGCATGGCAGAGGTAGCTCACCCCCGCCGCCAGTTGCGCAGCCATGGCCTCCGGCAGGGCGCGCATCAGACACGCACCTCGACCACCGGAATATTCGGTATCTCGCCGGCCGCGAATGCCTCGACACTGGCCATGATCCGGTCCGTGTCGAACCGGACCGGCACGTCGAACTCGAACCCTGCCGTGATCGGGGCGCCGCTCGCGGGGGCATCCTCGAACCGAAGCACCCCGTCGGCCGGATCGAGCGTATAGACAAGCCCCGCCTCGACCGCATCGCCGCCGATCCCCACCAGCACCGTTCCGGCCACGGGCTTCGACACGGGCCGCGCCGTCACCGCCGCGCCCGAGCGATAGGTTTTCACCAGCGGCCAGTCGCGCGTCACCCCGTCCCCGATCCCGATCTCGCAATCGCGATGGTCCGGGTTAGCCGAGGGCGCGCAACTCTTGAAATCCGCCCAATCTTTCCAGCGGAATCCGTGCAACTGCCCGCGGCGGGCCTCGAAAAACGCCAGCACCTCAGCCAGATCGTCGAGCGACCGCAGCCCCATGCCCGCATCATAGCGCCTCCGCGCATGTGCCCAGGGGCTGTTGCGCTCCTCATGCCCGTTGGCGAGCGTGACGATGTCCGTCCGCCGCTCCGGTCCGCCTGCCGCCCCGAAGCTGAGCGCCGTGGGAAAGCGTGTCTCGTGAAATCCCATCATCCCCTCACAAATTGCGCTGGCCGCGCCGCATCATCCGCGTGACACCGGCTGCGATCTGCCCCTGCGAGCGCCGGAACCCCGCCACATCGGGCGTCACAACCTGCATCTGCACGGTGACAGGCCGCCCGCCACCCGCGCCGCCGGCGGCTACGCCAAGGCGCCCATCCGCCCCGCGCCGCAACGGCAGGATCGCTTCCGGTCCGGCCTCTCCCATCAGCCCCATGCCGCCGCGCATCGGGAAGCCGACCGGTCCCGACACGACGCCACCATCGGCAAAGGGCATCACGCGCCCCTGCCCGATCACGCCGCCGGCCGCGAACGGCAGGATGCCCGACAGGATCGACTGCATGCCTGCCCCCGCCAGATTGCCCAGGTGCGACTGCACAGGTTTCAGGGCCGCATCGAGCGCGATGCCCGACATGCTTTGTCCCAGCCGCGCCAGCACATCGCTCAGCCGCGCCCCGTCGAAGACAAGCGCATCGAAAGCACCGCGGAGCGACCGGCCGACCGACCCCGACATGCCGCTTGCGGCCCGGCCGGCATCCGCCATCGCCTCCCGCGCGCGGTCAAGCTCTGCCGTGAAAGCCGCCGTCATCGCCTGTGTCTCGGCCAGCCCTTCGGCCATGTCGCCAAGATCCAGCCCCTGATCCGTCTCATCCATCCGCCGTCCCCCCTTTGTCGGGAAATTTCGCGCAAAGCCCGTCGAGCGCCGCCCGGTCGACCCAATCGGGCGCCGCCGCCAATCCGGCCATGATCCGCAACTCTGCTGGCGTCATCGCCCAGAGCCGTTCGGGCGGCAGCCGCAATTCGGTCAGGCCGATGCGCAAGACCTCCGCCCAGTTCACGGCGCGTCGCCCGCTGCACCGGCCCGCGCACCCTCGGGCACGAAGGCGGCGGCCAGGAGCCGCGCACCGGCCTCCGCCAGTGCCACGGGCGACCCGTCTAGATCGAGCGCGGCAAATCCCGCGCGGTCGATGTCCCAGCCGCCGCCGCGCAGCCCCGCATGCAATAGCGCCATCAGGTCGCCGGCCGAAAAGGCTCCGCGCTCGAACCGGCCGACCAACTCGCTCACCGCGCCGGTGCCGAGCACCTCTTCCAGTTCGGCCAGCGCCTGCAGGGTCAGCCGCATGGTCCGCGACACGCCGCCGACCGACAGTGCCACCTCGCCCCGCCAGCGGTTCACGCTCACAGCGGATCGAACCCGAGCGCACCGGCCGAGACGAACGACATCTCGTAGCGCGCCTCGCCATCGTGATTGCCCGCATATTCCAGCGCGCTGATCTGGAACGGCCCCTCGATGATCCCGAAATCCGGCACGATCACCTGCACGGGCCGGATGTCGCCACCAAAGAAGAGCGCCCGCGCCCGCGCATCCGTGTCGGCATCGCGGAAGATCCCCGACCCGCTGACCGATGCGCTTTTGACGCCACCGCCGTCCAGCAATTCGCGCCACCCGCCGTCGCTTTCCAGATGGGTCACATCGATTGTCTGCGACTGGAAGGCGATGCGTGTCGCACGCAGCCCCGCCAGCGTCTCGAATGTCCCCGAACCGTCCATGTCGATCTTGACCAGGAGGTCCTTGCCCTTTTGCGCCACCATGGCTGCACCCCGCTTCAGTTTTCGTCTGATTCAACCACGGCACGGAAGGTCAGCCGGATCTGACGGCGCGCCGGTCCCGTCAGCCTGCGCGCCTCCGCCCGCAAGAACTGCATCCGCACCAGATGCGCCCCGTCAGGGTCACCTATGCCCGCCGGCGCGAGCAGCAGGTCGCCCACCCGCGCGGCCACCCGCTTCGGCAGGTCGAACCCGTCCCGCGCGCCGATGACCTCGACGGTGAACTCGTGCGTGGCCCCGTCCGATGTGGCCGACGCAAACGGTCGCACCCGTTCCGGCCCGATCAGCACCTGCACATCGGGCAGCGGTGCACCCGCCGCCGCCCCGTCCCGCACATGGCCCCCTGTCAGCCCCATCAGTTCCGGATCACCGGTCAGCAGCGCGAACACCCGCGCCTGGACCGCATGGAAATGCGCCAGCGTCATCGCGCCTGCCCCTCCCGCGTCCAGCACACAAGGTATCCCCCGCGCGGATCGGCCTCGGCCACCGCCTCGATATCGAAAAGGCGCGCACCGTCACGGAACCGCTGCCCTGCCTGCGGGCGTGCCGGGCTCGATCGCCTCTGGTTGCGGATGATGATGCGCACCCGCAGCCGCGCCAGATCGGTCGCGCCGATCCGCTCGCTGCGTCCCGCCACCGGATCAACAGCCGCCCAGACCAGCCCGAGCGGCGCCCATGTCCGCGCAATCCCGCCGATCCCGTCCGGGGCAGCCTCCGCCGCCTCCAGCACCAGCCGCCGGTTCAATCGCCAGCGCCGCGCCATCAGCCGGCCCCCAGAACACGGATCACGCGATGCGGATCGATGAGCGCCAGCACACCGACAGGCATGGCCAGGTCCGCCCCCGCTGCGCCGTCCCGCGCCGCATGATAATGCGCCGCGAGCAGGAACACCGCCTGCTGCAGGTCCGCAGGCAGATCTGTCCAGTCGGCCGCAAATCCGGCCGTGAATGTCACTTCTGCCACGCCACCGGCCGGAATGGCCGGCAACGGCCGACCGCCCGTCCCGACAAGCGCTGGTCGCGCGGTATCGGGTTCCAGGACCCATCCGCCCGGATCGCCCAGATCGGCGCCACCTGCGTCGCGCATCACGAACTGGCCCCCGCCATAGACCGGCGCCATCGGCAAAGGCTGCCGGTCTGACCGCCGCCACGCGGCAAGCGCGACGCGAAAGTCCCGCGCCAGAAGCGCCTTGCCGAGCCGCGCCTCCACCGCAGCCGCCGCCGCCCGCAACAGCATCAGCAACAGCGCATCGTCGCGGTCATCATCGTCAAAACCCGACGACATCAGCAGATGGTCGGCAAACGCCGCCACCGGCCAACGCGCATCGGGGATCGCCGTCACTTCGGTCAGAACCATCGTCACGCGGTCCTCCGCATCAGGGGAATGATTGGGGTCGGCTCCGCCGGACTGGGGGACATCAGCCACCTGCAAGGCGCAGGCGAACTGCGTGTCCGGCGAAGCCGGCGGCAGGCCCGGTCAGACCCGCCGCCACCGGCCCGTCAGGGCCGGATCAGCTGGTCGCGAATTTCAGGAGCTTGATCGCGGCAAAGTCGCTTACGTCGCCGCCCACACGCTTCGTCGCGTAGAAGAGCACGTTCGGCTTGGCGCTGAACGGATCGCGCAGGATCCGCAAATCCGGCCGCTCCGCAATCGTGTAGCCCGCGTTGAAATCGCCGAAGGCAATGGCGGTCGCATCAGGCGCAATATCGGGCATGTCCTCTGCCACCAGCACCGGATAGCCCATCAGCCGCGCCGGTTCGCCCGCCGCAAGCCCGTCGGACCACAGGAACCGCCCGTCCGCATCCTTCATCTTGCGCACCGCGCCCGCGGTCTTGGAATTCATCACGAAATGCGCATTCGCCCGGTAGCGCGCGCCGAGCGCATAGACAAGGTCGACAATCGCATCGGCCGGCTCGCCCGGGTTGAAATCGCCGCTCTCACCGGTGGCGACATAGCCCAGATTGCCCCAGCTCCAGCTTGCATCGGGCACCGCCGTGTAGCTCATCACGCCGAGCGGCTGGTCCGCGCCCGTCCCCGACAGGAATGCCGCGCCCTCGGCCCGCGCGAACCGGTCCGCAATCCGTTCCGCCAGCCAGCCTTCCACATCGAAGGCACTGTCATCGAGCAACCGCTGCGACGCTTTGGGCAGCGCCGACAATTCATGCAGCGGGATCGAGATGCGCTCCACCTGCGGCGTCGCCGTCTCGGTCGCATCTGCCGTTTCGTCGGCCCAGCCCGCACCGATATCTGTCACATCGACCAGCATGTCATAGGCCGAGGCCTCGACCTGCACGACCTTGGCAATGCTGCGCAGCGTCGCCGCTCCGCGCAGCACACCGTTGATCCGGTCGGCGGTCTGCGGATCGACCAGATAGCCGCCATCGGCCGCCACCGCCGTCGACAGGGCCTTTTCCTCGATCGGCAGCCCCCGCATCGCATCATCGTCGCCCGACCGCACATAGGCGGCAAACGCCTTCTGATGCGGGGCGGACAGGTCCTCTTCCCCGCGTGACAGAACCGGCCGGCCATAGCCGGCGGCAGCATGTTCCTGGGCGCCTGCGCGCTGCTCGCGTTCTTTCATCTCTACCTTCACCTTGTTCTTGAATGCATTGAAGTCCCTGACGAAACCCTGAATTTCGCTCGCCAGATCTGCTGCGCCACCACCCGGCAAACGGGTGACCTCCGCCTCATCCGTCATGTGCCTCGTCCTCACTTTCGATGGATGCACCCAGCCAGCGCCGGGCCTTCGCGAGCGCCGCGGCCAGTTCGGCCGCCTCCGCCGCGCCTCCAGCCGGTGCCACACGGGCCTCCGGCTGCATCGGGAAGGTCACGAGCGACACTTCCCAAAGGTCGATTTCCTGCAGCAGCCGCGTCCCGTCAGGATGGCGCTCCGCCCGCACCGTCCGGTAGCCGATCGACAGCCCGTCAATGGCCCCGGCCTGCAACAGCGCGAAAGCCTCCGCGCCCTGTGCCACGCCGGTCAGAAGCCGCCCGTCGACCGCCAGCCCCTGCGTATCCTCCGCCAGCCTGTCCCAGACGCCGATGGGCCGGCCCGGATCGTGCTGCCACAGCATCCGCACCTGCCGCCCCTCCTGCGCCAGCCGCGCCAGCGACGCGCCGTAGGCCCCCGGTGCTATCCGGTCCCCGCCCCGGTCAATGCGCCCGAACAGGGACGCATAGCCCCGGATCCGCGCATCCGCGCCCAGATCCAGTGCCGCCGTCGGTGCACAGAATTTCCGCTCCAGACCCGCAAGGTCCGGCCCCGTCATGCCTGTCATCCCGTCTGCCTCTCAGTTCGCCGCCGCCACCAGCGGATAGAATGCCTGCGCCGCCAGAAAGGCCGCACCGCCGAAGACCGCGAACCAGATCCGCCGCTCCAGCCGTTCGATCATCGCCTCGATGGCCCCGAGCCTGCGCTCCAGCCCGTCCCAGCGGGCCGCGAACACACGCTCCTGCGCCTCGAGCCGCGCCGCGGTCGCGTCGAACGGCTCGTAGAGGAACCGCGACCCGACCCGTTGCCCCGGTTCAGCCATCCGCGCCTCGGTCCGGCAGGCCCAGAAGCCGCCGTTTCTCCACATCGGTCAGGAAACCCGCCGCCGACACGCGCCGCCAGAGCGCCTCGCGCTCGCCCGCCAGCGCCGTCACACTGTCGAGATCGGCCACCAGCGACAGCTGCTCGCCGAACAGATCCGACAGCCAGGCCGCGATCGCCGTCGTCACCCGGTCCAGAAGCGGCAGCACCGTCAGCCGGTAGAAGGCACGATTAGCCTCCTGGTAGTTGGCGTAGCTGTTGTCGCCCGGCAGCCCCAGCAGCATCGGTGGCACGCCGAGCGCCAATGCTATGTCCCGCGCTGCCGCATCCCGCGTCCGCTGATATTCCATGTCCGCAGGCGAATAGCCCATGGGCTTCCAGTCGAGCCCGCCCTCCAGCAGCATCGGCCGGCCGGCATTGCGCGCGCCCTGATGATGCGCCTCCAGCTCGTCCACGAGCCGCGAATACTGCTCCTGGCCCAACTGTCCGGACCCGTCCGCGCCGGAATAGACGATTGCGCCGGATGGCCGCGCCGCATTGTCGAGCAGCGCCTTCGACCAGCGTCCGGCCGCCGCATGCAATTCGATCGCGCCCGCTGCCGCCTGCAACGGGCTCAGGCCGTAATGGTCGTCGGCCGGGTGGAAACTGCGCAGATGCAGCACCGGCCGGCCGGCCAGCATGTCGAACCGGATGCGCCGTCCGCCGACGCGATATTCATAGGCTTCCGGCCAGCCGTCCCGACCGGGCACGACCCGCATCCGGTCCGGCCGCAACACATGCAACTCCCGCGGCGGCGCGCCGTCCGGCCCCGCAGCTTCCAGATAGCTGTCCCCGCTCAAAAGCAGATGCGCCACCGCCGCCTGCAGGAAATCGGCGCGACCCTGCGCCGGATTGGGCCGGTCCAGAAGCGCCAGCGCCGGATGGGCGGTCAGCGCCGCCCCCTCCCGCCAGAGCGACAGCCCCACCGAGGCCGCCGCCTCCGCCACCATGGTCACGCAGCGATGGCCCACAGGGTTGCCCGCAAATCCGCTCCGCGCCAGCGTGCCGCTGTCCCGCGCCGCCCAGACCGGCCGCCCGCCGGCCATCCCGGCCACCATCGCTGACGTGCGCGAGGCCTTGGTCTCCGCCGTCGGCGCCGGCGCCACCACCGGCACCGGTCGCGACCGCGCCGGCGCAGCGGGTTTGAAAATCTTCTTCAGCATCGGACCTCCCGTGTTCCGCGCGCAGCCAGATTCACAGGCTGCGAAGCCGCGGCCGCACCTGCCGCGCGGCCGGGTCAATCATCAGATCGGTCAGCGCCCAGACGAGCGCATCCGCCCGGTCCGGCGACCCGGACCCCTGATAGCCCTGCGGGGTCAGCGCGCAGAGCTCGTCCTCGAGCGCATCGAACCGGCCCGCATGGACCACGCGGCCCTGCTCGTAGAGCGCCGCGACCGGCTCCGCGCGCAGCACCTTGCCGCGTTGGGCCCGCACCGCGCGCACCGGCACCAGCGGATCGACCTGCCCGATGACCGCGGCGACAAGATCGCCGCCCTGATTCACCTCCGCCACGATCCGGTCGGCTTTCCATTTGTGGAACAGCCCGACCGCGCGGCTCGCCCAGCCCTGCGGGCTCAGCCCCCCGACCGAGGCATCCTCCAGAAGATAGGCCCGCCAGTCCTGAACCGGCCCGTCCGTCACCGCCCCGCAGACAACCATCCCGCACAGATCCGCCGCCTTGCCGCAGCTAACCGCCGGATCGACGGCCACAACGATCCGGTCGAGCGGCGGCACCTCTGTGCTGCGTGTCGCATCGATCAGGCCCGGCTCCCACAGCGCGCCCTCCCATTCGGGCAGCAACTCGCCCTCCAGCTCCTGCCGCCCCTGCCAGGTCCCGGCATATTGCGCAGCCACCCGCTCGACGAAGCCCGGCGCCAGATTGGCGCGGTTCGCCGCCGTCGGCGCGGAAGTCACCACCGTGCCCTCCTGCCCCAGCAGGTCGCGCAACAGCGGACCGCGCCGCGGTGTCGTCGTGACGACCACCTGCGGCCGGTCACCGAGCCGCAGCGCAAATTGCAGCATGTCCCAGCAGTCCGCCCCGCGCTTCCACTTCGCCAGTTCGTCGCACCAGGCCGCATCGAATTGCGGGCCGCGCAGCGTCTCGGGATCCGACGCGGAATAGATCCGCGCCTCCGTCCCGTTCGGCCAGACCAGCCGCCGCTGGGTCGCCTGCCAGTCCGGCCGCCGGTCGGGCGGCGTCACCGCCAGAATGCCCGACGGGCCGTGGACCATGATGTCCCGCGCCTGATCGAGCGTCTCGCCGACCAGCGCGACACGGCGGGACCGCCCCGGCGCCTCCGCTGTCCCCCCTTCGACCTGTGTCCGCACCCATTCTGCGCCGGCCCGGGTCTTGCCTGCCCCGCGCCCGCCAAGGATCAGCCAGCGGTCCCACGGACCCTCGGGCGCCACCTGATGCCCCTCCAGCGCCCAATGCTCGAAGAGCCATGGCAGCGACAGAAGCGCATTGGGCGACAGCCCGTCCAGAAACCGCTCCAGCGCCTCAGGGCTCAGATCCCTGAGCGATGCGGGCAAGCCGCTGGGCAATTTCGGCCCGTGCGGTGTGCAGGTCGAATCCGCGTCCCGCGCCAGGGCCCGGTTCGGTCTGGTCTGATCGGTCAAGGCGGGCCTCCAGGTCGAGCAGGGTCTGCAAGGATTTCTGGTGCATCATCACGACGCTCTGCAAACGGCGCGCGGTTTCCGCATCGGCCGCGTCCGCGTTCAATCCGTGGATCGCGGCCACCAGCGCATCGCACAGGCTGCGATAGAGCATCCGGGCCGTTTGCAGCCGGTCGCGCTCGGCGGCCGGCGACGGATCGTCGGGCGGTGGACCTGTCGAAATCGAAACATTCCCTGAATGGCGTCAGGCATCGGCCCGCCGGATCCGGTCCGGCCGGCGCTGATACCTGTTCGCTGTGCATGATGCTGTGCGCGGGACGTGGCCGTGCCACCCCCCGCAAACGAGAAAGCGGCCCTGCATCTGCAGCGCCGCTTACCCAATTCGTCCAGCTTGCCCGACCTCTACATTAAGGCGTTCGCAGAGTCAAGAATTAAATCACAGGTTGTGTCAGTTTCCTGTCGCCCCGCCTGCATCTTCCTTCGCCGCGGCCGCTTCCGCTTCGGCCGCGGCCTTGGCGGCTTCTTCTTCGCGCTTCTTGGCTTCGGCGGCGCGTTCCCGTTCGATCCGGCGCCACGCAGCTACGTTTTTATTGTGCTCGTTCAACGTCTTGGCGAACGCATGTCCGCCCGTCCCGTCCGCGACGAAGAACAGGAAGTCCGTCTCCTCGGGATTGGCCGTCGCCAGAATGGCCGCCTTGCCGGGATTCGCGATCGGCGTCGGCGTCAGCCCGTCGATCACATAGGTATTGTAGAGCGTCGGCGCCGTCAGCTCGCTCTGCCGCAGGCCGCGACCGAGCTTTTCGCGCCCGAGCGTGATTCCGTAGCGCACCGTCGCATCCGCCTGCAGCCGCATGCCGCGATCCAGCCGGTTGTAGAAAACAGACGCCACCTTGGCCCATTCCTCGGCACCCCCCGCTTCGCGCTCGATGATCGAGGCCAGGATCAGCAGTTCCTCGGGCGAATTGAGCGGAAGGTCATCCGCGCGCCCTGCCCAGGCTTCGGCCAGAATCCGGGTCTGCGCCTCGCGCATCCGGTCGAGCACCGCCTGCCGCGGTTCCCCGCGATTGAACTGGTAGGTATCGGGCGCCAGCGTGCCCTCGGGCGGCACCTCGGTGATCTCGCCCGTCAGTTCGGCCACCGCATTCAGCCGCTGCACAGCCTCGAAGGAGGTGAACCCTTCGGGGATCGTGACCCGATATTGCACACCACGGCCCGAGGAAATCAGGTCGAGGATCGCCTGCATCGACGCACCGGCGGGCAGTTCATATTCCCCGAACTTCAGCGTCCGGTCATAACCCTGATAGCGGGCGCCCAGCCGGAAAATCGTCTCGTTGGAAATCGCACCGGCTTCCGACAGGCGGGCCGTCACGCGGTTCAACGTGTCGCCGCGTTCGACGGAAAAGAGCACCGGCTCGGCCAGCGGACCTTCATCTTCGAACTGGGACTTGCTCCAGCTCAACAGGATCGCGATCACCACCAGCCCGGCAATGATCAGCGTCAGCGCATTCGCAGCAATATGTCGGGCCAT